GAACTAAAAATTAAGTCAAAACATCTTGCAACTGAACCTGCTATCATTCGCAAGGAAGAACAAAAGATTTTAAAGCAGATCAAGTGGTTAAAGCAGCAGCATCAAATTCAAAACGCTAATATGTTTGATGATATGTTTTATCCTTACCACAGAAAATGGTGGAATCTACAACATCACCGCAAAACTGTTGTGCGGAATGAATCCAGAGCGACACACCTAGCTAGAGCATATCTTGCTGGTATTCCATATGAAAAAGTGGAAAAGAAAATACATGATGATACCGTTCTTTGTGCCATCATTCTTCCACGTGTCTACAACATGGTAGCCAAGTACCAAGATAAGCCTCTGCAAAAGAGATGGAATCGTGAAAAGAATATGTTTGCTTATAATGAAGATGAGTTTAAGCAATTGCAAGATTCCATCAAAGCATGGTGTGGACAATAAATACTGCGACCAATCAAGGTCGTATGAGGTACTAACATGCTAAACACAATTGTAATTCTTATTTTAGTTGCAGCCGTTCTTTGGGTCTTATGGGAAACATGGAAGAATGGTTGGGATGTAAAGAAGACAGCAGGTGCCATCGTAGCCGCTCTAGCAGCATGGTGGGTTTGGATGCATGATTCCGTCACTGCATTAATGAGCGGAATGTAACATAGAAACCGTGCTTGGCCCGTCACGGTATATAAATCACTGGGGTAAGTCTGCCTAAGGCTGTTTCCAAAACAGACCGGTTTGCAGACGAGCTAACGGGCCACCAGTTTTAGAAGGATAGATTATGCCTGGACCACTATGGGAAGCTACTAGGGACTTACATCATGCTTGTGAAGCACATCCAGTCGGTGCTGCAATGGCATCTGGAACCCCTCCTATGCAATGGTATGCTGATTGGCTTTCCGCTTTGTATACGATACATTGGGCAGTTGATCAACATATTCCAGAAATCATTCGCAGATCGGAACAGGTTCAAAACGACTTGACAAATACGAACTGTCCAGTTAATATAATCAGAGCAGCAAACAACTACGTCATTAATCTGGAACGAGAACAAGACATAGCTGGTGCTGCCTATGTTCTCACTGGTGCCCATCTAATGGGTGGTGAGATTATGCGTAGAAGGCTTGTTGGATATCCTACCAGTCATCTTGAATGGTCAGATAGGAAAGCAGCAATAACGGAACTAATGAAGTTTAGAGAGCGTGAAGAACTTGCACAAGAAGCAAGAAACTGTTTTCAAGCCCTTCTAGATATCATGGACGAAATAAAGCGAGATTAGCTCAGTGGTAGTAGCGCCTGCTTTACACGCAGGATGTCGGGAGTTCGACCCTCTCATCTCGCACCATTAACGCGGACGTGGTGGAACGGTATACACACTGGTCTTAGAAGCCAGCGCCTCGTGCTTGAGAGTTCGAATCTCTCCGTCCGCACCATTTTACATAGGAACTTAACAATGCGTATTCTTGTATGCGGCGGCCGTGACTTTCATAATCCTTCCCTTGTCCACTATTCCCTAACACCATATGAAAGTGAAGACCTTGTTATCATACAGGGTGATGCTGCTGGCGCTGACACTCTCGCAAAGAAGTGGGCATATGCATTCGGATATAAATGTGAATGCTATCCTGCTGAATGGGACAAATATGGCAAACGAGCAGGCTATATTCGTAACGTACAAATGCTCAATGAAGGTAAACCCGATCTTGTCATCGCTTTTCCTGGTGGTAAAGGCACTCAGATGATGATCAACTTAGCGGAGGCGGCTGGTGTTCCAGTCGTGAAAATCAATGATTAGAAAAGAACTGAATATCGAAGAAGTCAAGGCATTCATCAACGCACAGACACCAGAGACTAAGGTCTATCTTGGTGGTGACTCTGAACGTTTTCAGATTGACGGCGTGTGGTATGCTGACTACATCAACGTGGTAGTTGTTCACAAGAACGGCAAGAATGGTTGTAAGGTATTTGGTGGTATTGTCCGTGAACGTGACTATGACCAGCAGAAAGATCGGCCACGTATGCGTCTCATGAATGAAGTAATGAAGACGGCCCAACTGTACATGGATCTTTATGACGTTCTGGAAGATCGTGAAACAGAAATCCATCTGGATATTAATCCAGATATGAAGCATGGTTCTTCATGTGTTATCAATGAAGCTGTTGGCTACATTCGTGGTATGTGTAACATTGTACCGCTAGTGAAGCCAAATGCATGGGCAGCATCTTACTGTGCTGACAGATACAAGGATGCTATTCAACATATTGATCACAAGAAGGATATAGCTTGAAGTCAACAAGTAGAAACGTAGGCAGTGTGAATCTAAAAGGCAAGAAAGAAAAAGTCCTGTCGTGTAGATGTTGCACTGCCTATGATTTGCGTGAACGTGAACTAGAAAAGATACACACAAAAGTGATGAGTGAAGTGAATGATTAAGTTTTTTACTATGATGACGATTGTGATTGCTGCAATCTTTATGATTGTTACTGGAGCAAAAGCGGAAGTTTTTATTACGGTAGACAAGTCAAGGCAAGAGATGATTGTTGAAACGCCTCTTGAGACATTCCGTTGGGATGTCTCTACTGGTCGTAAGGGTTACACCACACCGTCTGGTAACTATCAGCCCTACATGCTGAAGAAGCTTCATTACAGCAAGAAGTACGACAATGCACCGATGCCATACTCTATCTTCTATCATGGTGGTTATGCCATTCACGCAACTGGAGAGATTGAGCGCCTTGGTAGTCCAGCATCTCATGGTTGCATTCGCCTTGAACTACAGAATGCTCGTTGGCTTTATCGCATTGTTCAAGAGTATGGTCGTGAAAACACATATATAACTGTAACAGAATAAGGAAAGTTGGCCGAGCGGCCGAAGGCACCTCACTGCTAACGAGGCGTACTAGAAATAGTACCGAGGGTTCGAATCCCTCACTTTCCGCCAAACACATGGAGACGAAATGGAAGAACTAGTAGAAAAGATGAAGGTTGTTCTAGCATCAACCTTTGCAGCAGGACTAAAAGCACAAGCATACCACTGGAACGTTATTGGTTCTGATTTTCCTCAGCTCCATGATTTCTTTGCCACTATCTATGAGGACTATCAGGGAGCAGTAGATCCACTAGCGGAACACATTCGTCAGTTGGATGCTTTTGCACCTCAGACATTGACAAGAATGGCAGAGTTGTCTATAATAGAAGAAGATGAGAAAGTTCCGACAGCGGAAAAAATGGTTGGAAATCTTTTTACTTGCAACGAAAATCTTTCTAATCTGGTTGTTGAAGCATATGAGATGGCAGAAGCAAAGAAGATGTATGGTCTTTCCAACTATCTTCAAGACCGTATTACAGCACAGATGAAACTCAACTGGATGATCAAAGCAACAATGGGAAAGAAGTCATGAGAAAGTTTTTGGCCGCAGTAGTTTCAGTAGCTATGCTTGCAGCAGTGACTCCAGCATATGCTGATAATTCCGAAGAAGTTATTATTGGTATTCTCGGTGGCGCTCTTGGTGGTTTGATTATCGGTGAAGCACTTGGTTCTCGTCCTGTATATGCTCAGCCTGTACCTGTAGCACCACGATATGAGTATTATGAAGAGTATGTGCAGCCTGCACCAGTTAAGTGTGTCTATAAGAAGAAGAGAGTATACAGTCCAGAATATGATGAATATGTTGTGGTCAAAAAGCGAGTATGCTATCGCTAAAGAGAGAGGCGCCTTCGGGCGCCTTTTTGCATTATGAACATATATCAAAAGAGAAGACACGCACAAGAATCAAGACTGGCCATATGTAGCACTTGCGACCGTTATGATAAGGAATATAAGAGGTGTCGTGAGTGCGGATGCTTTATGGAATACAAGACCTTTATACTATCATCTGAGTGTCCATTAGGAAAATGGAAACAGATAAATAGTTGAATAATTGTATTGAGGTTAAACATGTTAAAACCATCTCAAATGGGTGTTGTAGGCACAAAACAAACAATTGCTATTCACAAGAAAAAAGTTATAACCAAACTTAACGCTCTGACAAAAACAAAAGGCAGACAAAAAAATGTTGCTGAAGTTTGTCTGAGTATAATGGAAAAAGGTAATGGTGGAATTGTTGATATAAGCAAGCTAAACGTTGCTGAATTGAGTGACATTAAAAACTATTTTGCTGAAGTTATGGGACCTATATGGGCACAAGAAGGCAAACTTATTCCTGGACTTAAAGCAAGTGATCACACATACTTCTCGCCATCTGATACAGAAAGACTTTATGACTTTAAAGTGTTTAGAGGTAAAGAAGAAATTTTAGTCTCAAACAAACAAAAAAAAGGTGGTACGAATACTCTTAAACCAGGTGATGTTGTTAGACTAGTTCGAACAAACAAATCATTAGCTGATAAGTGGGCAAATACAAAATACTACAAAATTTTCGAAATTCTAGACACAAGCAATGTTGTATCTGGTCCAATTAAAGCTATTGCAAAACACTATCCAAAACTGGTCAATGTAAGACCGGGTGAATATAATGATGTTATAAATCAATTGACTCAGAATGATGTGGTTCTTAAAGATGTTCCAAAATCTATAATGAATTTGATTATGGCTGATCCTACAGCAGCTAAAAAGTATGAAGAAACTAAAAAAGTTAGTGGTACCATGATTAACTTTATATTTGAAAAACTATTAGTACAGCAATCGGAAGCAGATACAAACTATCATGAACTTTTTGTTGATGTTACGGAAGGAAATGTTATGTTCTTGAAGTTTGATCTTAGCAACAAAGGTAAAATTACATTCTTAATTGAGAATCCTAGACAAGCTGCAAAAAAAGCAAAACTAAGATCAAAGCAAGGTGTAGAAAGAAGAAGTAGTTCGGGTAAACTGAAGCTAGACAAACTAGGATTTCAACCATAATGTTTTCATACAATCAATATCTAACAGAAGCTAAAGAGGGTAAGAACCTTCACTTAGAACACCTAGAGGACGAAGTATTAAATGGAGGAGTTTCTGGCACAAGAGGTGCAATATCCTTTCTACAGTCTCTTCGTGATATGCTTGCTGGTCATGCTACTGGTAGAAGTGTTAACTTAACAACGAAATGGGATGGCGCACCAGCCATCTTTGCAGGTATCAATCCAGAGAACGGCAAGTTCTTTGTTGGTACCAAAGGAGTATTTGCTGCTAATGCTAAACTCAACTATACGAATGAAGACATTGACAAGAATCATCCTGCGGCTGGTCTAAATGAAAAGTTGAAAGTTGCTTTACGATATTTGCCCGAGATAGGAATCAAAGGTGTTCTTCAAGGCGATATGATGTTTACTTCTTCTGATCTAAAGTCAGAAACTATTGACGGCAAATCATACGTAACATTCCAACCAAACACAATCGTCTATGCAATTCCATCTGACAGTAACTTGGCAAAATCTGTAACATCTGCAAAGATGGGTATCGTATGGCACACTACGTATGATGGAGATACAATGGCAGATATGAAAGCATCTTTTGGTGCTGACATATCTAATCTCAAACCATCAAAGAATGTGTGGTATAGAGATGCTTCATTCGTTGATGCATCTGGCACAGCTACGTTTACAATGAATGAAACAAAGGAACTTAACGCGATTCTATCACAAGCTGGTTCATTGTTTCGTACTATCTCTCCTCGCACACTGAACGAGATTGCTACTAACGACACATACAAAGTTACAATCAAGGCATGGAACAATCTGAAAGTCCGTGAAGGAAAAGAGATTACAAACACAGCACAGCATGTTGCTGGATTGATTGGCAATGTTGAAGAAAGATTGAACAAATCCATTCTTGAAGCAAAGAAAGCTGACACAAAGCTAAAGCGTCAGCAGGAAAAGAAGATCGTGATAGGATTCTACACATCAAACAAGAATGAGTTGAAGAAAATCTTTGACTTGCAAAATCTTTTGGTTCGTGCTAAAAATATGATTGTCAAGAAACTACAGATGGTACAAGACACAGTTGGAACATATCTAAGAACAGATTCCACTGGACTAAAGGTAACATCACCAGAAGGATTCGTTGCCATTGATAAGATTGGAAAAGCAGTGAAGCTGGTAGATAGATTGGAATTCTCACAAGCAAACTTTAACGCCACTAAGAATTGGTCCAAATGAAAAAGAAGAATGAAATCCGAACACTAAACGTGTGGGATATTGATGATACTCTTGGCAAAACTGCGGCTAGAGTAACAGTAATGAAAGATGGTAAAGCAATTAAAGTTTTAGATCCAGGTGAGTTTAACAAGTACCAACTTAAATCTGGTGAAAGCTTTGACTTTGCACAGTTTCGTTCTGGCAAGATATTTCGTGACACATTTAAACCAATCAGCAATGTGCTTGATAGGGCCAAAGAGATTGTATGGAATCAATCTGAAAATTCAAAATCAATCATACTGACAGCTAGAGCAGATTTCAACGATCATAAAGAGTTTATTCAAGCTTTTCGTGACCATGGTTTTCCTATTGATCATGTATATGTAGAACGTGCTGGTAACATCTCAAATCTAAGACCTAGTAGTCCTGCATCGGCTCATGTCAGTAAAGGTGTCATTCTCAAAAAGTATCTTAAGACTGGTAAGTACGACCGTGTGCGTATGTGGGATGACCATGAACGAAATTTGGACATGTTATACAAAGTTGCAGCCATGTATCCAAACGTAGAAGCAATAGGATACCTAGTCAAAGATGGCAAGGTAACTCGTTATGGTTCAACCAAAGAAAAGAAGTTGACAGAAGAGATTACTGCCGTAACAAAAAAGGCATTACAAAGGAAAATATATGATGACCTTTGAAAGAGAAATCGCTAACGTAATATGGCAAAAACTTAAAGGTAAAAATGTACCTGATAGATACACCGAAAAAGAATGTGGTGAAATACTTAAAAGATACTGGCATAAAGCCATGGAGTCGGAACAGTAAAATACTAAATACCTCTATATATCAATATTCCTATAGAGGGAAGTATGGCAAAAACACCAGGTGTTGCTTTTTATGGCAAGGTTAGAATACCTACGATTGGTCATCGTACAGCAATAGACACAGCAAGAGTAATACATAAGAAAGTTGGTGGTAAAATGACCATA